CCGCAGACACGAGAGCTAATGAGGAGTGGTGTATTAAGCGGAGGATCACCGACTTTAAGAGTGGTCCCCTGCACACCACCCCGTATTTGGCCAATTTGCAGGACGAGTTTGTCGCGCTCCTGGTGCCATCTGCGCATCAGTTGAGCCCAACCGATCTGGATGAAGTGTACGCACGACAAGACAGGCCATCCCAGCGCCAGATTCTTGACCGTGCGGAACATGAAAGGCCCCGACGCATCGCGAAGAGCTTCATCAAACGAGAAGCGTACGCAGGAGCGAAGGACCCCAGGCCGATCACCACCATCAATGGACCCGACAAGAGAGATTACTCGATGTTCATGTACCCCATCAGCGCCATGCTGAAAACAGTGCCTTGGTATGCATTTGGCCAGACTCCCGTCGACATAGCTACACGCGTGTCCGGTATCTTGAGTTCTGCGACCACTGCCATCAACACTGATTTCAGTCGTTTCGACGGACGGGTATCCAACATCCTGAGAGACCTCGAGCGGAAAGTCTTGACTCGTGCCTACAAACGGCAGTATCTTGGTGAGATCCTGGACCTACATCGCACGCAATTCAATTTGCGAGGCGTGGGCCGACACGGTACCCACTACACTAGTGGAACCGCCAGATTGTCCGGCAGTCCTGAGACTGCGGCATTCAACTCCATCGACAACGCATTTGTGTCGTATGTGGCTCTTCGATCAGAGCCATACCGGGGAACCAGGAGAACCCCAAAGGAAGCATGGGCTGCTCTGGGTATCTACGGCGGCGACGATGGGCTGACAGCCAATATCAGTCCGTCCGCAGCCACCAGAGCAGCATCACAAGTGGGCCTAAAGCTCACATGTGATGAGGTAACACGCGGCAAGTTCGGCGTGACATTTTTGTCACGCATGTACGGACCCAACGTGTGGTACGGCGACACCAACTCGTGTTGCGACATACCCCGCCAGCTCAACAAATTCCATGTAACTGTTGCACTACCACCGTCAGTGCAACCGTTGGATAAGCTTGGTGAGAAGGCCAGATCCTTCATGTTGACGGACGCTAACACGCCTGTCATTGGAGAGTTATGTCGCAGAGTGGTAGAGTTACGCGGTGAGAGCGGTTACCGGACCGACCTCCGTGCGATGACCAAATGGGGATCTGACCTTCCAGCAGAGGTTCAATACCCAAATGACGATGATGGTGGATGGATGGAGACATATTGCGAGCAGTCCCTCGCAGATGTCCAATTCGACCACGATCAATTCCGGGAATGGTTAAAATCTGCCGACACGACCACGATCCTCTCCCCACCCTTATGTGGTGAGGTGAAGAGGCCGTCTGTTAAGGACGCCGTGAATGTCGACGGAGAGCTACACCGACCAGCAAGGGTGGTAGCGAAGAAGAAGGGGAAACGGGCGCCTAGGACGAGAAGGCGCTCGAGTACCAAAGAGCAAGGGTGATTTGCTCATGGGGAAACGCTAGGGCTCTTACTTGGAGAGCCCAGTCAGATTCATTAACTTTGCGTCTACCCTGATAACCTGACAATGCCTCGTTCACGCCCGCGCCGCTCTGCGAATAGTAAGTCACAACAGATGTCTACCCCTGTAGCCAAGGCTCTTAAGCCTGGTCGCATGGCTAAGTACCCTGTAGTGCCATTCACTGGAACGGAACGTTTGGGATCTTTGCAGCCTACCTCGGCTGAAGGATTCGTGCAAACCTGGAGATGGAACCCAGGACTTGCCGACACCTTCTCCGTTGGACACTTTCAGGCCGCTAATTTTGACAAATACACCATGCACAGCGCTGGTAACCGTATCCGCTACGAACCCGCGTGCTCTACCCTCACTACGGGCACTGTGTGTATTTTGATTGATTATGACTCGAACGATAACGCGCCAATTAATTTGGACGAATTCACTGACAATCAACTGTCGGTGTCTGGACCGCTGTATTCTCGCTTTACTGCTCCTATCGATAAACACCAAATGGACAATTGTAAGATGCTGATCCGTACTGGACCCACTCCTACCGATCTCCTTTTGACTGACCCATGTGCGATCCACGTAGCCGCCTTCGGCTATGGTGTTGAATCCCTAGGTCAAGTACTTGGCCATTTCTTTATTGATTACGCAGCAGACCTACATGTGAGGCAGCCTCTGTCTGCTACGCCGCCTCAGCCCAGGAATTTCTTCGTTACCACTTTTATTGGTGGCAGCACACAAGAGGGAACTACTGAGCTGGTGCCCGGGGACGCCAAGTATAACACACTTGGAGCTACCGTCACAAACTCCGCCATCCGCTTGCCTTCTGGTACCTACCGAGCCAACGCGAGAGTGGGAGTGGCCATCATTGCACAGGCCGCGCCCATTTTCATTATCGTTGAGCTTAGGATCAATGGCACGCGCGTTGATGAGTCCCCCGTAGTTTACTTACACACTCCAGCCGCTAACACACAGATTTCATTGCACACTGATAACGTGATCACTGTCTCCGATTCTGACATCGTCGAGGTCGTGATCACACACGACGCTAATTCAGTTGTTGCGATTGAGTCTGGCAGATCACTACTCACATTCCAGTTGGTGTGATGCCTGCCAGTGTAAAGTCCAGCCGTTCATCGATGTCGTCTCGCTCCTCTCGACGAAGGAGAAGACGCCGTACCGTTGACTTTGAAACGGAGTCCGTGGCTAGTTCGAACCTCTCGGGGTTCAGAACCCCGACTCCAGCGCCGGTCGTACAAGTGCGCCGAACACCCCAGATGTCTTTCAATTCATGGAAGTACCTGCCTGACGGGAAATATAACTTTCTTGATGGCAAGTGGGTCAAAGCACCTACCCCTAGGACCATTTTCTCGATAGGATCTAAATATCAGATTGTGGAGGGGCGCTTGTACCAGTGGTACTAGCAAATTCCGAG